CTTTATCTTGCGTGTCTCTAGGACAGAGGTGATGGGTCCGCCTAGAAATCCTAGAATTGATTGCCACATATTATTCTCTCCGTTCTGCTTCAGTTTCAGTGTCTGGCTCTGGTTGTGTCTGGATACCAAAGAATCCTGCCAGCCCTCCGGGGATCTCTTCCATTAGCTCTTGGTTGACGATGTCCACTGAGCCTGTAGACAACACAAAGGCTTGCTTGATCTGGTTAGGCGTGAACTTTGTGAGTTCCTTATTGCCCCCGTAGTCAGCTAGTCTGATGATAGTGTCCAAGTTTCCATTAAGACGCCGGACATCTTTGGCTATTCCTGAAGGGATATTGTCCTTGACAATGATAGGGCTACGATCCGCTTTAATACTAGCGATCTCTATACGTCCTGTTTCTGCGTCGTAGACCGCTGTGAATCCCTCTGGTTTCTTACGTCCAAGGGACAGGATAGTTTTAGCCTGTTGCATAAGGGGAGTATTCGGTTCCATCCTGCGGGCATTAGTGATGAAGGCGTCGGCATTAGCGTCCCTTAGGGCAGCTCCGATAACTTCCACATCTTTATCATTAGCCCTCAGTGTCTCCAAAGCAGCAAGGTTGAACTCAGTGGATAGACGTTCAACACCTGTAGCTTTATCTCTAGGATTAGGAGTATCCTGTGTCATCTGAATAAGGCTAGATGTGATATTCTTAAACGATTCCTTTTGCTGGCCTTGAATAGCTGTAGGCGTCCTGTTCATGGCTTCTAGTGCTGCAAATCCATTACGGGCTACAGCAGGGCGTTCCTCGGAGGACAGGTCAGCAGAGGTGCTAGTGCCATCCATGATGCTATTCATTCTATCCATCTGGCTAGTAATGAGCCGCACAACATCCTCATCTAGCTGTTGGGATACCTCTGTGCTAGCATTCTTGGCAGTGACAACTACCGCATTGACGGCGTCTCGTCCACCAAGATCGCTAAGCCTTGCGATAGTTGGTGAGGCCCGACGGATATCCGACTTTCCTCGGGCTTCCATGGCGCGTAGAGAGTCTTCGATGTCCTCAAAGTTGCCTTGGATAGCGTTGGTAGTGGACTCGAATACTCCTGTAGCTTGTTTAATCATGTCTTCACGAGTGGTGTTACTCACTCCTGCCTCAATAGCCGCGTCGTTGACAATTGATTCGACTAGCAGCCTCCGCTGCCTAGTGTCTTCTAGCAGCAGGCGCTGGAATTCTTCCGTAGATTGCCCCTCTGTTGGTCCTTGACGCAGTAGTTTAATGCTGTTGAATTGTCCTTCTAGGACACTATCAATGAGCGGAGTGACAGCCTGCTGGAAGTTACCAAACTCGATGCGTTTAACTTCTGCTTCAGTCAGCTTACGCGCCTTATCTCCCTCGGCCAGCATCTTTTGCATCTGAATCTGTTGCTTCAGACCGTTGATACGTGCTTCCTCTTGTAGAAGCTCTTGACCTCTGGCCGCTGTGGCTTCAATATCAATACCGCCTCGGCCATCGGGGATGGCTATACCGTATTTATCTACTGATACATCGACAAATGACTGCGTAATCTCACGTTGTTGATCTAGCTCGTGTTGTATTTGTTCTTGTTCTGCTGCCAAGATTTCCTGAGTAGGAACAACTCCTAGAACATTACGAGCCAGCTTCCTATACGCTTCAGCGTTAACAGGGTCTTGGGAGATATACCGCTGGGTAATAGAAGCTAGACGTGTGTTCATTTCAGTCTGGCTCATACGTCCTTGCTGGAACGATTGGCGCAGCCTATCTATGTCTTCTCCCGCTTGACGTACAACTCCACCGGGGATAGGAGTATCGGCGATTAAAGACAGCTCTCCTACTAGCTCTGCCTCAAGATCTGAGGTGTTAGCTAGTAATTTTTCATTAGGCTTTTCAGTCCTAGCTCCGGATGAAAGGATATCTAGGATATTTGAAACACCGTCAATGGCGGTAGAAGCTACAGCTACGCCTGATCCGGGCACTGTGGGCCCGCCTACTCCTCTGCCTCCCGGCTCACTGAGTACAGGTTGAAAGGTGCCTTGTCCCTTTTGTTCATTAAATGTGGGCATTATTCTTGATCTTGCTCCTCTCTAAACCTGTCTGACGTGGGGACTCTTGAGATGTCCTTGCCCAGTGTTTTCTGCATATCTCTTAGTATTTTCTCGAACTCGTTGCCTGCGTAGCCCATTTCGTTGGAAACAAACTTAGCGATTTGTTGGCGCAGCAGGGGGTCGTCCTGAAACGAGGCGAATAACAGGGCTACCTGTCTCTTGTGTTGCTCGTGTACCTTTGTGTCCCCATTCACCAGTGCTTCAATTGCCTGTCGTTCTATCTTAGCGATGAGCTGACCGTACACACGTACCTCATCCCGTCTATCTTGGATTCGGTTGTAGTATTCAAAGCGCTTGGACTCTTCCCAAAGAGGGACACCCAGAACTGCCGCACCAGCCTCTAACTCTGTAGCATCGAATAAAGGACGCCCAGTCTTAGGATTGATTACTTTGCTGAGGCGCATTATGGTGAGGGCTTTATCGGCTCGTTTTAGAGAAGCGATGTGTTTAGTGACTAGTTCGTTAAATACGAATTTAGCGTCTTGAGCGTCTACATCCAGAGGCCCTCTTGTTCCTTTGAGGTAGATAGCCACCCTGTTAAAGCTTTCAGCGTAGTTGCTAGCGAAGGAATACGCCGGACCCCCTAGAGCTTCTGTAAACGAGTACAGCTCTCCATTAGCCATGCGTTGCAGTGTGTAATCTAGACCTCGGCCAAAGCCAGCCCGTTCAGCGAAGTCAGTATTCAGATCTCCCCCGCTGATAGCGTACAGAATAGAATCAATAGCTCCGCTCTCGATAGCCTTAGTCACCTCGAATGAGGGCTCCTGACCTGTAGCATCCACGATCATATCATGAGCCAGATCGCTGATACGCTGACCAAAGGGAAGGCCCTTAGAGCCGTACAGAAGCACCTGTGCGCCCAACATAGAAGCCTTCTGAGTGCCGCTGAAAGCGTCGCTACCTCCTAACTGTTTGGGCAGAATAGCCTCTAGGAGACGCATCTGGTAGCTCAGGAAGCGTGTTGTGGAGCTGAATACGCCACTTTGTATTTTACTGTTGTTGGCTGCTGTCATATTGATAGAGAAGTCTGAGGTTCTCTTGTTGACGCGGGCCTTGAACTCGGCGGAATCCACAGCTAGTTTAGGGAAATCCGCCCTAGTTTCCTTCCATGCGATCTGGTAGGCCACCATCCGGTTCCATCTCTCCGCTTCGTTAAAAAACATACGAGAGCCTTCTCTGGCCTTCTGGATTCTCCAGCCTGCTCCCGCTGCTCCGACAGAGTTGGAGTGGTTATCTAGGTAAGCCAGTTCCCCTCCCGGTTTATTCCAAGCGCTTTCCCGGAATGTGCGTATCATCTCCTTGAAGTCCGAGGGTTCTTGCCCGTGGATAACTTTGGCTTTCTGTGCAATGTAGTCTAGCAGATTATCCGATTTATTAATAGTCAACCACCGCATAGGAAGGAACATTCCAACAGCGCTAGCCCCGTACTTCGGAGAGGCGGAGACAGCTGTACCAATGGTCTGGGCCTGAACAAACAGCTGAGATACATCGAAGAAACCCAGCCACGCATCAAACATAAGGGCGTTGATAGCGTTGATGGGATTGCCAGACTGGATATCGTCCAGCTTAGCTACCAGTTTAGTTCCTAGATCACCCCCTTTAGCCTCGACCATACGGGCTAGGTTACGCTTAGCGGCTTCGAATCTTTCTTGTGTAGGAGTTTTTAAGCCTAGCTGACGCTTAATAAGGACACGGTTCTCTGTGAGCTTATCGTAGATGCCGGGCTCTTTGACCCGTAGCTGAGGATCGAGAACACCGTTGTAGAAGACATGGCGTGCATCAGACTGGTTGCCCAGCGTCTCCCTCTGGATGAAGGGAGCGGCGTTACGAACCCATTCTTCAACGCTGCGGTTGATGTAGTGATCCCACGCATGGGTACGTGCGGCGTACTGAACGGCTTTAGAGATACTGGCCAAGGGGTCAAGAGTTACATCCTTAGTCTCGTCGGGAGTCAGAAGCCCTTTAGTCCTCTTGCCGTAGAAATCTCTGCCTGTGTTGAACATCCATTGGACCTGTCCATCCAGATCTTCAGCGGGGTTGTTAGTGAATAGGTCTACTACGTCATCACCAGTACGTTGGCTGGAGTCGAAGTAGAAACTAGGCACACCCCTGTCGAACACCGCCTCGTAAGGATGGTCGAGGCTAATCTCCCCCTCATCTACCATACGAGCAATGTTATCTAGCCCTTCAAACGGAGTACGTTCTAGCTCTGTTTGAGCTAAGATCTTAATCTTGGCGTTATTGACAGAAGGGAATGGTGTCCTATTTGCAAGGTAATCCTTGTAGATGTCGATGCCTTCGTTAATCTCGTCCACCCACTTCTGCGCTTGTCCTTCTGTACGGAAGGTAGCGGTGGTCCTAGGGCCTTTAACCCACTTGGTTCCATCCTTGTAGGAGCCAGTCTGAGCCTGTTTAGCGAACCACTTGGTTCTGCGTAACAACGGTCCACCGGGTACGTAGTTAAGCTGGACACGATTAAGAGGTTTAACATCAGCACTGCGTGAAGGGACCAGCATAGTGTCGACTGGATCACCTTCAATCACGTTGGATTCTTTAAGGCGCAGAACTTTGTAGTCCCCACTAGTGAGCTTGCGTGTTAAATCTGCTATCTCTTCAGGACTAGTGTCCCCTTTGCCTGTCCTGACTATCTTGTCTTCGACATCATACAGTCTAGTTTTGGCGATGCTTTCGGGAGACATTTTCAGCTCGTAAGCAGTAGCATTGCGGATATCAATGTTAGCTGTTTTGTCTACAATGTCTACAGTTTTAGCCCCACGTCGAGCTTCTGACGAGTACACGGCGTTATTGAACACGTCCCATGTGAAGTCACTCAGCTGCTTAGAGGCTGCATAGGCTGTGAAGTCTAATTCTGTGGGATCTTTACCCGTGATCTTCTTCCACTCAATAGCGAACTCATCCAGCTGGTACCAACGGCGTTCATTACGTCCTTTGGTCATCAGAGTTTCGAGAGATTTAAGATTCTTTTTACCGATCTTGCGTATATCTTTAGCGAGCGGAGTAGCTACTTGCCGAATGACATCGAACTCCGTAATCTCTGAATCCTGTAGGCGGGTAGCGAGATCTTCAGGAAGAGATAGCTTAGGGTTTTGAATAGCTGTGCGAACAGGACCAGTACCCGGAATAGTGTCTAGGCTATTGTCTGGACGTGTAATCAGTGGTCGTCCATCGGGAGTGAGCTCCTCTACTACATCTGTAGTCTTAATGAAGAAGCGGCCACTGTCCTCAGCTACATCTGCTGAATCAAAGCCACGACGTACAGCAGCAGACTGAGCAGCTAGCTTAGTAGCGTACCCTCCTCCTCCCTTCTTGCCGATGAAGGTTTCAATGTTGGTGATGCCTGTGACGGGATCAGTTATCTGTTTGAAATCCTCAATGTCCAGACCTTCTTTGTTCTGCTTGATCTCTACTAGTTTCTTGTCTACTAGCTCCTGAAGCTGGTCAGCACTAAGCCTGCCTTGCGTAATGATTCCTCTATGGGCTTGCCCAATCTGCTCAATCTCATCTAGCTTAGCTGCGAGGGTGCCGCTAATACCGATACTAGGATCAAGATCCTCAAGAGCTGACTTAGAGCGCAATCCCGTCGGCATAAGGTCTTTAACAGACTGGATACCCTCTTCCGTTATGTCCGCAGAAGCCTCTCCTTCTCTCCTGAGCGTCTTATACAAGGCATCTGCGTCGATAGTAGCAGCAGTACGCCGCGCTCCTGCGGCCTTTGCTGCACCTGCTAGACTTCTTGTGCCTCCTACAGCCGCTTTAATAAACGGAGCTACTACAATCAGGGAGTCCAGTGCGCTGACTGCGTCTGTGAAGATGACGTTAGTCTGTCCTATTGTGCCATTACGATATTCATTAAGGGCTTGTAGCGTAGCTTGTTCGTTGACGCCGAACACACCGGACTGATTGCGGGCACGTTCGAACAATTCCACTACAGCTTGATCGAATTCCTCTATATCTTTACTCCAGAATCCTTCAATCTGGTCCTTAATAGTCAAGCCGGGCCTGATCTGGTTCAAACCCTGTCTATCTACATCCTCGTCAGGATTGACATTTAGTCGAGATTGCTGGTCGTAGAAAGGCAACAGGAACATGGCTGCGAAATCACGAGTATTCTCAATCAGCTTTTCATCCCTAGCACGCGATCTTACTTCCGCAAGGTAGGCGTCCAAGTGTCTCTGGTAGATGAGTGTCTTGGCTGTTTCGTCCCGTAGTTTATCTATAGTAGACCCGGTATCCTCGGCAAACCCTAGCCGCTGGGCAGCGCCAAAGGCTTCGTCGTCGATCATCTCTGTGTTCTGTAGCTTCTCGACTGACAGTTTCTCTAGAGCGTGGTAGTCAGGGTCCATCTCAGCAGACATCTCTTGCAGAGAGGGGTTTATTTCTAGGTCGATAAGGGATGCAGCTTCTTCGACGTTGTCCTGCCCTACAGCCTCTAGCTGGAGTTCTTGTAGAGCGGCATTACGTCGGCGTTGTTGCTTGATCTTTGCCCGATTCCTAAGGGAGACCTCGTCACCTAGACGAATAATCTCTTGATTTAAAGAGGAGGCTTGATCGAATGAGGCGTTGGCTTCGTCTAGCTCCAGTAGCGCGGACATATCCGCTGTCAGCTTTACCTGTTCATCAGATTGCAGCACCGGACCAGCCGGAGCCTGCTCTTCGAATATTTCTTCTACCGGGGTAAACTCGGCTTCCTCAGTGAAGATTGTATCTTGGTCAGCCATTAAGGATTAACTCTCACCGTTTGTTCAATTGCGGCGTTTGCTGCTGAAGCTTGGCCCTGTGCCTGCCCGAAGGATGCTATCGATTGGCCAAGACCAGCAAAAGACTGGCCCAATTGTCCGATAAGAGCCGCTCTATTTGCTTGCAACTGGGCATTACTAATGGTAGCAGCATTGCGGTTAGATGTAGCGATAAAGCCCAAGTTAGCCTGAAGCTGGGTGCCAATGGAAGCTTGTGCTCCTTGAGCGCCTGAGGATGTAGCAGCTCCCTGAGCTTCAGCTTGCTGAGCGATCTCTGCCCGACGGATACGCGCCTCTCTGATAGCCTGTAGGCGTGCTCTTGCTTGCTCTAGCTCTTCTTGACCACGCCGGGCTCTTTCTGCTCTCTTTGCAGCCTTGGTTCCTTGGATGGAAGATGCAACTGAGACGCCTGTACCGATGACAGCAGCTGCAAGTGCGATAATAGGAAAGATGCCTGCCTCGTCTTCCCAGAACTCTTTTAGAAGTTTAAACATTAGAACCTCCTATTCTTTGCTGACCATACAGCCCATCCATATAGTTCAAAATCTTTCTCGGTTTCACTTGTGAAATGCAGTTGTAAAGACCTGCCTCTGCCGCGTGTCTTATTGCGGGACACCACCAGAGGTAGTCCTGTAGTTTCTGGATTATCTGGGTCAGTCACGAACTGTACACGTCCATCCCTGTAAGCTTGAAGAGATGGACCCAGTTTCCCTGATGCTGTGTTGTTAGCCCAATCCCACCTTGTTTGAAGGAAGCAGCTTGATTCGTAGTCAATAGTTTTAATTTCCGGGGTGTACGATCCGAAGTCGTAGACTGCTAAGCCCTTGATGCCTGTGGCCTCAGTGTTGGCTATGACCGTAACATTGTTGTTTGTTCGGTTCCAGTACACACTGGCGTGGATAGCTACGTGAGTAGCAGGAAGATCTGTAGGATTGGTCCATACCTGCCCCTTCAAGAAGTCTATTTGTCTAGCTTCCCCTTCCCCGTTATTTCCTTGGGGATCCCACACAAAAACTCTGATGCCCATCTTGTCTTGGTCTCCGCTAGCCCTGTAGATACGTGGCCAGAATAAGAACCATAATCCTAACGGGTCATCTTTGTTCAAAGGAAAGGCTGAGGGGTTGCAGTAGTAATTGTCTAGAGCTGTACTCGCTGTTCCGTCGAATTCCTCTTTATCGTCGTCAAACGGAAACAAGGAATTAGTCCCACCAAAATCAGAGAATGTTGTGTTCTCGGTTCTGACTGCGCCAGCTGTGCCGCTGACCCCGAAATTGCCTGCTCCGGGAGTGATGTTCAAACGGGCGCTGGAGATAAGTCCTGTCATGAACGTGGGAGACACTGCGTCGAGGTAGGTACTTGTTATTGTCTCTGTCCCTGCGTCATGCGCCTCAAGATCTGAGGTGTAGAACATGGAAAAGAACTTGCTATTGTTGTCTTTGATCGGCAGGAAGAATCCTCTAGAGCCTCCTCTGAATGTGGTGTCTAGATTATTGTCGGTAACTGCTAAGGTGTTCCCATCGAATGCGCCGGTATTAGCTAGACTGATTTCCTTAGCCAGCCAAGGAGATGAACCACTTTCTAAGATAGGCGTGTTATTGATCACGAAATTGATAGAAGGCAGTATCAGAACAGTGGAGCGTGTCTCAGCGAAGTAAGACACAACCAAGGGATGCTTGTATTCGTAAGAGCTGTTGTTGGTAGCCGCATCTGGATGCAGTGTGGAGACGTCTACAGGACTGTCAGTGATAATATGGCCCATACCTGAGAACGCTTCAGAGCCATTCTCAGGACTACCCTGTACGTTCAGTCCATCTGTGCGACAGGCGTAGCCACCCATGAGGGTCATCGACGTAGCGCTATTCACCCGGTAGTACATGAAGTACTTGTCCGAAGATACACCAGCAGCACTGCCTAGGATAATGACAAAGTACGCTGTGCCGGGTACCACAAAGTAGGATACACTGTGGTTGAAGTAATTAGTGCTTACAAACCCTCCGGGGGGAATAATTAGGGCCGCCTGTGCGTCGGCGTTGTAGTCCTCATTCGAGCGCGTCAGATCAGGGAGGGCAGCACCAGTGTCTATGTTGTAGAACTCAGTGTTAGCCCTATTGGTGATAGCCGTGGGCATGATACGCGTACCGTCAACAGCTACCAGCATGGCCGCGTTAGGCGGCAGGGCTGGCATATTGTTGGGTGTCGTAGTTTGGTTGTAGTTGATAAACGTGGGATCGAATACAAACCCGCTATTGCCTACCTGATCCAGAGTAACACGTTGCTGGCCTAGGGTCAGAAGGTCTTCTTCAGTCCTTCGGAAATAAGTGTAAACATAGGGAGCCTTCATGAATGACATATAGTCATCAGCAAGGTGGTAGAAGGTAGTAATGCTGGACGAGTAATCGAACCCATCATTACCGCTGCCATCATCCTCAGCTGGGAAATCCCTGAAGCACAGATTTTCAAAAGCGGAGTATGTTCGATAGCCGTTAGACAATGTCCATACTTTAAGTTGTGTGGCGATATTCTCTTCTTGCTCAGAGATAATAGTGACATTCTGGATATTAGAATCTGTGATGACTACTGAGCTAGAGTCAACTACATTCTCAGATGAAAATACAGTGGATATTCCACCTGCTATAGAGGCTCCGATGATCCTGTGAGTGCTAGTATTGTTAACAGAGTAAGGGAAGAAGGCGCTATATTTAAGGGAGAAGTTAAGGAATTTATCGTACTGAAATCGTTGTTTGGACAGATCAGACTGTGCTGTACCTGCGTACAACCAGTGGATAGTTTTGCTATCTGGTTCGTAGACACCCTTAGCGGTGCGCTTAGAAGACTGAGGGATGTTATTGTAGAACTCAGTGATCCTATTCTCCGTCATGTCGTTGACTTGGAGAATAGCTCTAATCTCTCCGGGCTGGATCACGTAGATACCGTGGTCGCCCCAGAAGAACAGGAGACCTTCAGCGCGTACAATGGACTGGCTGTTAAGTATCTTAATGTTCGAGATGCTAGTGATGCTGAAGTCTACTGCGCTGAATCCTGTGCCTTCAGGGCCAGAAACAGTCCAGATACCATTGTCTGAAAACACGACAAGCGTAGTCTCCAGTACAGCTAGTGCCGTACCTCGGCCCATGTCAGGGATACTGATAACCCCCCCATCAGTGGCGACAATGTCTGACTCGCCTTCGCTGGTAGGATCGCCCTCTTGGTAGCACCGACCAGCTTTAGTGAGTGTATCAGCATCTAGAAGCTGGGAGAAATACAGTTTATTCTTTAGCAGGTACCACGCTCTGCCTGCGAAGAAAGCCGTAGAAACCGGACGTTCACTCTCTGTCTCCACATCTAGCGAGTTAAGGTTGGCTAGGAAGTGATTGATGGTCAGATCGAATTCATCTCTTACAGCTTGTGCTCTGTCTTTGTTGAAAGCATTAAGGATGTAGTGCCCAAAAGGAGCAAGAGTAGTTCCTGAAGGGGCAGATCTCACCTGCTGGGGGGAGATAAAGGTCTGAGATTGAAAGCCGCCATCCGACGCGACAATGTATTTACCTACATGCCACGGAGTATTCTTACGCGGGAAGTGTCCTTGATCGGCTTGGTAGTGTACAATGACAGGGTTTCCGCCTAAATTGGTTTCTCCATCCACTTGCAAGCCCGGACCACGTTGATACCATCCTTGGTTCAACAGGTCGTACAGATGAGCACCGGTAGTGGGCAATGCGGTGACTAGATCTTGAGCTTCAACCTCGGGAGCTTGTTCATCGAAATCTCTGATCTCAATGTCAATCTGCGTAGTCGTGATAGAATCTGTTGTAGGGTTGTATTCAACAAAGAAAGGATTGATAGCAGAGCCAGATACAAACAGTGCCCCTTTGCCAGAAGCCATCGATACCAGAGTAGTCTGGACCTCTGCTAAGCTGGCGGCAGGAGCACGGAAATTATTTAGGCTAACAAAAAAGGACTTGAACCCACCAGATAAAGAACTCTGGCCCTTGTCGTAGAACTCTAGAAGGTTCCCTACTTGGGTGACTTCAAAGTCTAGACCCGGCACACCGGCAACAGCGCTCCACGTAAAGCTACTGAATGCGCTATTTTCGATGTCAGAAGTGGACAGCTGGCCAAGGCTAAATGTATGACCCTGTTCAAACTGTAATCCCCTACGTCTACGCCTTCCCCCGTGGAAGAGAAGCTCGCAGTTATCCTCATCTGTGGATATAGGGCCTTGATCTTCTAGCGGATTGCCATCGGTAACAAGACCACCTGTGAACTGATTGATTTGAAACTTAGCTTCACTCTGAGGCATATTGCTCTTTAACGTTGTCTTCCAAAGTTAGGACCGCGTGTGTAAGGGTTCTCTTGATTCCTTTGTTTGAATCTCTCTTTCTGATTCTGCCAACGCACTTTACTTGTACGCGAAGCTTGTTCTGCTTTAGGATTCTGCACCTGTTCAATGTTGACAAAAGCTACAGCTTTAGCTTCAGCCAGCAGGAATGGGAATAAGTTCGCATCTAGATCCGGGACAAATGAGTCAGAGAGAGTAAAGGTCGGAGTCCGCATGCCAGCAGCTACAGTCTTAGAGCCTTGCAATGTAGTGTCTACAGCGTTGTCATACGAATCTGTGATGATGGTCTTGTCGTCGATTATCGTGTAGAATTCTGGCTTCTTGTCTGTCTCAATAAACAGAGGAACTCCACCAGTAGTAGTGATTGTGGTGGTGTTAGCGTCCGTACTATCCCTCGACATCACCCGGTCGAAGAATTCCTCAGGCGCAACATAGGCTAGTCTAGAATAAGTAGAAGGATCTGCTGGAGCATCCTTGACATCGTACTGGAACCAGTATAATTCCTGCACGTCGTCAGGGAGCTGGAGGTAGTTAGGCTTTGTGGTGTCTCCTAGTCCTTCTAGATTGAAATATGCTGTAGCTAATTCGGGGATTGCCCAATCAGCTACAGTCTGGAAGTAGACTTCCTTGATGATCTCAGCTACCTGCGATCCTTCAGGAGTGTCTGAAATAGAATTAACATCATCCGCTTCCATAGCAGACAGAATGTTCTGGACCATTTCCAGTAGGGTCATCTTCATAGTAGCCATATTAAGATCCCGTTACAATGATCATTACTTCAACTTCAGCAGCTGTTGTTGAACTCCCTAGACACTGTACCTCGATAGCAGAATTAGCGGTGACTGTGTTAGCTGCTGTAGGAGTGGCTGTATCCACATCTCCCGCGGCTGAACCGCTCTGAGCGATAGTCACTGTTGAATCTGTCACGTCTACGCCTCCAATGCGCAGGCGGAATGTGCCATCTGCAACTGTAATAGCGCCTTGAAGGACTGATATAATCCCTGTGATATTGCCAGCTGCTGGACAGGGAATGAAGCGAGAGCTAGCTGTACTGATATCGTCGATGGTAGCTTGAATATAGTAGGTGTTAGCGTTGTCGATATCTACATAGGTGCCGTTCGCTTGAAGAACAGCAGTGCTAGATGGCGTGCCAGTGGAGTCGATGGAAGCAGCAGGTAGATTTCCCCAGCTGCCTGATCCTGCGCCATCAGAAACATAAACTTTATTGGCGACGGCTGCATCCGCGCCTTTGGGCTCGTGCAATTCACTGCCTGTCAACGCGGAGTGCAATGCCATTATTCTTTATCCTTTAATTTCTCGGGCCGTTCGAATCTAAAGTAGTCGTAAACTCGTACTGCTACCCAGACAATGGAAGCTAGTGCTGCAAGCTCGGGGAGGAAGCCCATAAGAGCTCCCCCCGCGATACCTACGCTGCTGACATCCCCCACATCTTTAGCGTGCTGTTGGACATCATTCAGCGTCATTGTACTACTGATCCTCTCGGTTCAAGGTAGGCTTGGTCTCAATCGTGATTTGAATACGACCAGCTGTGTAGACAGCTGTATCATAGTCCAAAGTCAGATTGTAGTCGTCATCAAGGGCAGTGCCGATGATAGCACCGTCACAGGTAACGCGTTCACCTTTGGTATCGATTGCAGTCAAAGCAACTGCTGCATCAATGCCATCAGGATCATCTGTACCTGCTGCGGTTTTAGCTTGAATACCGACATTCAAAGCAGCTGCACCACCTGAGGTAGCGCCTACTAGAACATCGATAGTGGCTCCGACAATAATCGAGCCTTTGCCAAGCGTAAGACCGTTAGACTCTGAGAACTCAGTGACTGTCGCAGCCAGATCCACAAGGTCCACTTCCCAAATATGGAAGTTGGACGGGCCAGACTGGGACGGAGCACCGCCATCAGAGACCTCCGCTTGAGACGTACCAAACCGAACTTCGAGGCCATCGTTATTTTGCCAAATAGACATAAGTGATTACCTCCTTAGACTTGGTCGTCATCAGACAGGACAACAACAAGGTTCTCCGGTCGGAAAAGTTTAAGACCATAGCGAGCAGTCGTGTCGAACATATCGCTCTTACGTGCTGAATCGCGGTGAGCTTCTACCGTCGGCGTCTGCCGCATCGCGCCAATAAATGGCAGGATATCCGGCGTGGCCGAGAAGAAGATGTTGGCCTTGCCAGAAGCAGTTGTCAGACCGCCAATGGTCTCGTTCGCCGTGGGCAAGTAGTTGCTCGTCCAGACATCAAAACCGTAGACGTTCTTAATGAACTTCATTCCGGAAGCGATGCCATCTGCAACGATGCCTTCCCACCGCGGGTTGTCACTAACGCTGACAAGGTTGCTCAGCGTATTGAGACGGTACTCGACCGACGGGTCAACGATAGCGATAAGGTTGCTATCGGGAACATTTGCTTTCTTAAGTGCGAAGCGGGCCTTAGCGAAATCAGCGGGTTCGATGACTTCGTTAGTACCACTAGCGACAAAGCGATGTTCTGCGCCGTTGATAGAGTTAGTGTCGTTAGCCTGTTGCTGGTTAGCAAGAGCCAGAATATCCTTTTCAATCCGCGTGGAGATAGCCCGCGCCTGTTTCGGAACAAAGCTGGAAACAAGTTCATTCATATAGAAGATATCTTGCTTAGCCTTATCCGTAATGGCGTGACCGGTAGCCACGTAGTCGGTAATCTGGAACTTGAACTCACCAGTATCAAGTGCTCGGTATTTGACTGATTCGCCCTCGACGTAATCGTCAACCTGTGCTTCACCGATAGAAGGGATAGTGAATTCATCCCCATCAGGAAACTCAGTAAGCCAGCGCACGTAGCGCTGTGCCATCAACTCGTCGAGGAGAACGTCTTTAAGCTGCGTAGACCAAACTTCTGAACGAATCAGAAGATCGGAATTACCAGCGTTGGTAGCAAAACCACCAGACATTTAGTTCTCCTTAATCATATTTACCTTCCTTCTTTAGTCGGAAGATTTCATTTTGCACTTCATGCGTCCAATACTTGGTAGGATTGGAGCGTCTCAATTCATCGAATTGCTCTTTCACATTCTTTGGTTCGCCCATAGATCTGCTCTCTGTGTTAATTGTAGATTGCGTGATCGTGGGTGCAGGACTCTGGTTACTACCTGCGCCGAACAAAGCCATGGCTGCCGTAGGAGATTTACTGGCCATAGATTTGAAATCCTCATTAGAGATTCCAAGTTCGTCTAGCCTTTCTCTGGCTGCCTCTGCTGCCTTTTCGGCGGTTCCGAATCGGCTAAGAAGAGCTTTATTCGTTTGGTCGATGTTCTGCGTCACAGTTTGTTGGGTCTCTCGCTGTGTAATCGCATTATCGACTAGCTCTTGAATATCATCACGAGACAGCTCTGGAGTGGTTTTCTCCTCTGCCTCGGGTGTCTGAAGTTGCTCAGCTTGACGATTATTCAATAGCTGTTGTTTGATTTCTTCAAGAGTGTTTTGGGTCTTGTTCTCTTGATTCTTAGCAAGGTCTTCTCTAAGACCTGCAAGCTCGGATTTAAGCTGCTCGATATAAACATCGGACTCTGCCTTGCCTTTAGCGAGAGCTTCTTCATTCTTGAATTTCTTGCCGTCGCCTACTAGCTCAGCAAGGTATGATTTAACTTGTTCCTGTACATCATTAGTCGTTGCACCCTCTTCAGGCTCAGCGGCTGGTTTCTCTAGAGTACTGATAATATCATCAGGCATTGGGTCTTTCCTCAGTTAATTTCAGCAGACTCATTATGTTGCGATAAGCCCTCAACTGGCCCAAGCGGTCTGCTTGCTTGTGGCTCCACGACGGGCAGTCGTATTCATCTTGAGATTGAGGGAACTCTATCCGGTCAAGTTCTTCTTGTACAATCTCAGCGAGTCTTTCTAGGACATGGACAGAACTACGTATTGTCTTCTCGTAGTCTTCCCTTGCCTTGTCTCCCTGCTTCTTGACGTTAGCGGGAAACCAGCGTGCATTTAGTTTTTTCATAATTAGATTGGCTGGTCAGCGGGTGTAATTCCGGGAGGTGTAGCTGTCTGTGCTTCCGTTTGCTCTTGGGCTTGCAGAGCCAGAGCTTGCGTTTCTTGTTGTTCGAATATCCTGACATTCTTGCTGAACACTTGGAATTCGTCAAGATCAGATAATTCTTCAATCAGCTTAGCGATCTTCTCACCTGACAAATGTACAAGTACTTGCTGATCCTGAACAAGAGATGTGTTCATAAGGGACACAATATTCTGTAGCGTGTTAGCCCGTTGTGCAAAGTGTGAAGCACCACGGGGACGTAGCTGCCCCGAGGCTGTGATGTCTTCCTTAGTCACTTCACTGAACAGGACAGCATCAACTTCAGTATCAACAGTCCGGATTACATCTGTAGCCTGCATGTTCTGGCGAGCCACAGCCAACATGTCATTCAACAAAGGTTGTAGGAATACCTTTTCGAAGTGCTTAACTTTGTTTAAGAACAACCGGCTGGCGGCGTTATCCAATTGCTGTACTTCAAACTTAGTCTTCTCACCCGGAGACCGGATGCCCATAGCTTCCCTAGGAGCACCAGCTAATTCCTCCATGCGTCTTTCCAGTTCTTGGATCTGGATATCTGCATTCAAAGCAGTGGCGTCCGGGCGCATAAACTCTACATCGCCGTCATCTCCGATATAAACTTTAGCTCCGGGCTGGTAGTCAAAGTCTTCTACAAAACCTCTAATCTTCATCACAGGGAAGGCGATGAAGTCGAAGACATCTGCCTTGAGATTCTCTAGATGGTCGATGCGGTATTGCATGCCTACTAGATTGTCTAGTGGGCCCATAGCGTAGAGGTTATCGGGACGAATACGCCAGCCTGCGTGGTGGAACATGGGCTTAGTTGTCCACCGGGCTAGGGGCTCCTTACGGGTAATGTGCGCTCTATCGAACACCTCTATGGTGTAATTCTCTAGAAGCTCTTCGGAATTAATGTCGTAGAAATCCCCATGGAATTGCAGGATCTCCACATAGTGTGATTCTAAGTAATTACTATAGGAGGAGAACCCATCCACATTGAAAGCCTCTTGGCGGAACTGATCTTCAGCAGTGAATGTGTGGGTAACGCCTCGAAGGAAACTGCGTGCCTCTAGCACTTTCTCTAGTTTCTTTCGATACTCGTCCGTCTCGGGAAGATTGTTAATCTTCTTCTGTAGTTCCCCTATGGTAATGAGGCTCCGGATTATTTTCGGTGCGTCTTCGAACTTCGCGGCCAAAGGATTGAAAACCATATCCAGCATACTAATACGAACGATGCGAGGACCGACGTAGCCCCGAACAACTTCTCCTGTGTCCGGGTTTTCAAATGATTCGTCCACCCACTCAACCGTTGCAAAACAGTTTCCGTTGTCGATATAATCCAGTAGAAGCTGGGAAAGAGTAACCTCTGCGTTATCTTGCTCAAGCTTTGTTCTAATGTAGCTCTGAATCGCTGTACGTTTGCTCTTAACTTCATCTTCTTGACCAGCCCCTTCCCACGTCAGCCAGTTTTTCTGGGGGAACAAAGCAAACATGTAGTTGGCATGAAGGTTGTCCCTGATTTGCGTGAGCTTAGGGACTGTAGTGCTGTTCTTCCAAGGGAGACGCTTATTGCTAGTGGTAGCAGTGTCTGTAGCGAACAGGTAATTACGTAGCTCTTCTTTCTCGATCAGCCAGCGGGATCTAAACTCAGACCACTCGTCGTATTGTGTAGCGATTGCGACTGCTAGACGATCAGGGGGGAGTAGTCCTGCTGCGCCAAAGAAGTCATCTATGTCAAGCGTCTTGCCGACCATATATTAGTCGTCCTTAATCTTGTTGCAGAAATAGTGTCCTTCGGAAAATGGATCTTCTATCTTGGCACTCTCCAATAGAACTTCTCCGAGTTCTTTACAAGAGACATCTTCCGGAACAAGTCCTACTTCTGAGAACACTTGTCCGTTGCTGAAAAAGATTACTAACGTGATTAGTTCAATCATTGATGTTTACCTTTGGAAGTAGATGCCGATGCCAAACGCACCAAGGTTGGCTGTAGTTGAGATAGTGTCAGAAGTGTTAATGTCTGTAACCTGCATCTCAGCAATAGCGTTGACACCACCGTTAGAGAATCCGTAGTTGCCCCATACAGCTGATGTGAAGGAAAGGTTTGCTGGGTCTGTGCCGACACCGTTAGTACGCCCGACCATCACGCACACCCTGTCACCAGAAGTGACAGTTAGGGGGGAAGTGAGATCAAACTTCTGGTTCAAGGAGAAGATGTCAGACAAAGTAACAATCGATGACTTCTGGATTGACTGCACTACGTTTGATCCGTTGAGAATCATAGCGTAGCCTCGGTATTGCGCACTGGCCACATTGGGGTCAATGGTGCCCACTAGAGAGGTAATGGTGATGTCTTCTCGTGCGATAAAGATATTGCCCCGGTGAGCGTTGCCCGCGCTGTTGTTACCACCGGTAGGACCGGGGGAGTAGATAGCGCCCCCACCGCCTAATTCGGCGAGAGTCTGCGCGGTGACGAACTTAGGGTTGCTGCTATCACTGGTGTCTTTAACGGGAACAAGGTCATCGCTAGCAGGAGTAACAGTGGCTTCACTGCCGCTGAATAAACCGTCATCTCCTTGCGGACCAGTGGGACCAGTAGGGCCAGTGGGACCGATGAGAGAGGTAGGACCAGTACCTGTCCAAGTGCCAGCTGCCTTTGGCCCCCAGATAGTGTTGTTAGTTGTGTCTAGGTAGAAGTCCCCATCAATACCATCGCCATCAGCAGGAACTCCTGACCCATTGATAATCTTATTGAACAGGGAACTGTTCTTTGTTTGGGCTAGCGTTACTGGTTCTTGGTCTTGCGAAGCGTTAGGAAGGTTCAAGATCCTGTTGCTATTCATGTCTAGGTCGGCTCCCATAGAGTTAGGAGTCGTTCCATCCCTAGACAGGGTATTCTCCATAGCCGTCTCAATCGCATCAAAGTTCGCGTTGAGAGTAGTTATGGAGGCAAACTTGGAAAGGATATTTGATAGTGTTAGTTTAGCCATTAAAGCATTGCCCTAGCTTCTACGAAATCTACTTCCATCTCTACTGGAAAATCATCAGGATCAATAGCGGGTGTACCGGGATTCCAAGTACCCACTTGGTGGGACAGGATCATGTAGCCGTGGATATCAGAGACATCGGACACTGCTAGATCAGCACCGGGAATATACTCATGATCTACAAAGAACCTCAATCTCCCCGGCTCCCACAGCACGCTGTAGATGTGCCAGTCTTCTGTACTGTCTACTGGAGTGAAGTGGCTTCGTTGGTTCCAGCTTTCTCCTCCAGCACCATAGCCACCCCAATGAGCAGCACTATGTCCTTGCAGTCCGTCCCATTCCCCTAGTATCTCGATGACGTCTATCTCTTGCGCACCACCTGTGATGTCTGCTACACCGGATACGAAGTCCTCTTGCACAAACAACTGCTGGCCATCCTTATCGGAGGGAACGGTAACTGTATCTACTTCTAGATCGATCTTACCGAAGGTGATCTTAAGGGATCGGCGGTATTCATCTTTAATGTGAAAGTTGACAGTAGAGCTAGCAGCGCTTAACTGCTCATTAACATACGCTGTAACATCTACCGTGACTACTTCACCCTGAGCAAACGGAGTAGCAGAATCTCTCCACACTGAAGCCATGTAGACAGGATTGTTTGGCTCGTATACAGCAAAGTGCTGACCGCCTGCTCCGAAGTTCTGAGCATCATCTACAGTGAACTTGAGAACTGCTGAAGCCACTGGGTGAGTGAATCCACTGATATCGTAAGTCACATCAGCCATGTGATGCTTGGCAGGGTTGCCGTAGTCTCCACGGTCTGGCATCATCCAGAATGCAGGCCAACTGTGAGGCCGCGCTGTGTGCCTGATTCTTGCGGAGAAATAACCGTAGCGCTGTCTAAACCTGCGCCATGTGGAGATCTCAGAAGACACATAATCCCCAGTCTTTCCTAGGGAACTTGACCCCGGTTGATTGCGTGCTTCGATTTTCAACACGCTATTGTCGATTGAAATAGTAGAAGGATCATTGACACCATCTACATTAAAATTAGCTGTATGCTGTCCTACTTTCCATTTGGTATTGTCTAGGACAGGATCATTAAAATCCTCGAAGAAAGTAATAGGCCAATTATGTACCCCGTCTAGGATATCTTCTTGCTGTGCATTCAGTATTAATGTAGTGTTGTTGACCACTAAACTCCCCACTTAGTCGATAAATAGTTGTAGATATTCGCCTTCTCACTCGAGCTAACCAGCTTGGAGTAGATAAGAATCTCTCCAATAGCTCCGTCTAAATCCTGACTGCCTGCCCGGTTGGTGAATAGCCGGATAGTCTGGGGAGTAGTCAGTGTCGCTGTAAACCCCGTATCACTGTCATGGGACGCTTGGCCGTATTCAAGATCGAGATTCCCTCCTGCTCCATCAGCTAATACAGCGTAGATGTCTGGTCCTGCCACTGCCGAAGCTCCGGGTCCACCGTTAGTTCCAAGCCCGGACTGGTTGAAGCGGAATCGAAATTGTGAAGCGTTGCCTGCGTCTATCTGGAAATCGTTAACATCGTCCATCGCTAGGAGACTGTCCTGTGCGTTGTTAACGGTGTCAACCACAGCGACGATGAAGATAGAGAAATTAGGGCTCATAACAACCCCAGTAGTGGACAGCATGTTTGATCCGTTAGCGTCAATAACGTTCAAACTGTTCAAGGTACGTGTACCCGAAGAAGGGCGATCACCACCTGATGCGATTACGTGGTTGTTGTTACCACTCTTATCATCCCACTGGTTGACTAAATTGCCCGCTGTGTTGATGGTGGAAGCATCTGATGCGTCGTACCAAGCAGCCAAGTTGGAGATATTTGAAGGAGAGAAGTCTCCTATCTTCTGGCGCTGGTTCAAAGAGAGCTGTAAAGAAAGACCTAGTGACATTGTTAAGCGTCGATTACTGCTACTTTATCGTTAGGGTTAAGACCAATGTCTCGTGTCTGCCCATCTAGAATAAGGTACCCAGACCCTGCAACAGCTGTCGGAGTTTCTCCATGGTCTACGTAGACATTGCCCCCTGTTACGGTAATCTGAGCTACTGTGCCCGGTGAAGCAAAGCTAGCATTAGCAGCAGCCGTAGTAGCTGCGGATGTGCCGGATGAAGTGATGTTTTCTTGAGCTAGCTTAATCAGGACAGGAGTATCGCCCCCTTGGCGAAGCCTTGTCCCGAAAACGATATTAACTGTAGCCATTGATCCTCCTACTTGTATAAAGGCTAGTGTCGCTCGCAGCGCATTAGGTATGTGGTTGGTTAGTTTATTCTCAGATTGAGTATAAGCTGCTGCAAGCGCCTGCTTACAAAAGTCAACAGCTTGTTGTTTAGACGGTGTCGAGAAAGCTATTAAGGCTAGTAATCTCCGTCTGTACCTGTGGCGATAGCGTCAGGATGTCCTGTAGCGCCGTCGCAATAGCCTGTAGCTTTTGAAGAAAAGTCATTAGATACTTACCCCTCCGAATCTATTGTGGAATGGAAGATCCATCCCTTGTTTCTTTTTCGTATTTAGTTTATTTCCAGCGTTCCCCGGTGGGACGCACACATCAACACAAGAGGCCAGCGCGTCTTTCACATCATCATGTGCTGGTTCAACCTGTGTCAATTCTTCTTCGAGAATCTGGATGTTGCCCCCTTCGTAGTGCCATACCATTTGATTCTCGTACCGCGGCTTGAGGATGGCGTCTATGCGCTCTTGCTTCGTTCCATCATGGCGCGTTGGCTTATGAACATCAACTGAGAGCATAAGGCCATTAGCTCGGATGTATTGATGCTTGAGCTCATCAACAATAGCCGCCTGAGCTGCGGTAGCTTCAGCTCGAAGCTTTCGAAATCCCCAAGTGTAGTATGCCTTTTCAATGTACCTATAATACTCTGAGATCGACTTCGTCTTAAATCGCTTGATATCAAGGATATAGATGTTGCGCTCATAATCAATTCCTGCTACTACTAGAGCGGTAAAGTCTGCTCGCTTAGATGTGCTATAGGCAAAGTCAATAGAAGCGTAGACGTTAATCTTCCGGTTTTTTACAAACCACTGGCCACTCCAGCGCTCTAGGTGCTTTTTGTCGTAGTATTGGAAAAGGTCACGACTGATTGCTTCCCCTTCGGCCACATTTGGGTTATTGTAATACTGCGCGTAGAATTGTCTTTTGTCAAGGTATAGAGCGCGTTTTCGTGCCAGAATGCCACGATCGAATCCAAACCATTTACCATCGTACCTTTGCTGACGAGGCCAGAGGTATTCACCTGTACCGTCGCCGGTGGACTCAACTTGTCTTTCGAAGACTTCGTAAACAGCCTCCGTATCAGTGACATTACCTTCGTTATCATAGATATCTTCCTCTGCATCAATCATATCGAAGTAGAGATCTTCGGGGTGGTACCTAGTGCCTACGACCCATTCCTTGCCGTTAGCTCCCACGACAGAATTAAGGAGGGAGTATTGACGTCTAACTTTATCGCGTCCTTCTTTAGTATAGGCATTCTCAAACACCACGAGATCATCGTATACAGCGATATCACAGTGAAGACCAGTGAGCGAAGTAGTAAGGCCCCCCGTGAATACCGTTGCATCTCGGATGCCTTCACGCTTCCGGATCGTGACTGGGAAAC